TTATCAACAAGTAATACTGCAGATACAGGCGCAGCTGCTTGGAGTTAATAAATAATTAAAGATGCTCCTTCGGGAGCATCTTTTTAAGGAGATAAAAAATATGTCGTATCCAGTTAATATAAAAACAACAAAACTGACTGCAACAGGAACTATTTTTGGAGGTCCGGCTAGAGTACTAGGATTTTACTATGTAAATGATCAGGCAGCAGGGAGTATTACTATTTTAGATAATGCTACATCTCTCGCTGTTTTTGATGTGCCTACGGGTGCTTCAACAGCGGTAGTGAAAACTGTTGTCTTTCCAGGAACAGGGCTTCGATGTGAAACATCGGCAAAAGCAACGTTATCGAATGTTGATATGGTTACGTTCTTTTATGGATAGGAGATTAGATGGCAAATACAACATCAGGCTCTTATACATTTGATAAAACTTTTTCAATTGATGAAGTCATTGCAGAAGCATACGAAAGAATCGGATTAGTTGGTACAGCGGGTCATCAATTATTAAGTGCTAGAAGATCATTAAATATATTATTCCAGGAATGGGGTAATAGAGGAATTCATTTTTGGGAAGTAGGTCAAACTAATATTGATTTATCAGAAGGTACTACTGAGTATATTTTTTACAGAGGTAGTGGTGATGGAACAAGTGCAACTACTGCACCATCAAATGGAATTTATGGAATAGCTGACATTATGTTAGCTTCATACAGAACTAATTATAATACAACAAGTCAAACAGATTTACCATTGACGAAAGTAGATAGATCTACTTACGCAGCATTTTCAAACAAACTTACTAAAGGTACTCCAAGTCAATTTTGGGTACAAAGACTCATCGATAAAACTACACTTACAATTTATCCAACAGCAGACTCAACTGCTGCAGATAATTATATTAGTATTTATTATGTAGCTAGAATTCAAGATGTTGGAAGTGCTTATACTAATGCAGGCGATGCACCTTATAGATTTGTACCTTCTATGGTTTCAGGTTTAGCATTTTATTTATCTCAAAAATATGCACCACAAAGAACACAAGAAATGAAATTATTATATGAAGATGAATTAACAAGAGCTTTAGCGGAGGATGGATCAGCAGCGAGTACGTACATTACACCGAAAACTTATTATCCAAATATATAATGGGAAAATTTTCTAAGGGTAGATATTCATTAATGGTTTCCGATAGATCAGGAGCAACTTTTCCTTATAGCGAAATGGTTCAAGAATGGAATGGTGCCTGGGTACATAGATCTGAATACGAACCTAAACAGCCTCAGGTTTCGCCAAGACCACATGGAGCAGATCCACAAGCTTTACAACATGCAAAACCTGCTAGAACAGAATATGCTGTAGCGGATTTATTACAAGCTAATCCTTTAGAAAGTTATGGATCAGGGTCTCCTATTGTAAATGTAGTGTTACCAGGACATGGATACAGCACAGCAGACACTAAAAGATTTAGAGGATCGACTGGAGTTAGTGGAAATTATAATGATCCTGAAGGAGTAGGTGGAATTACAGGATCTACAATTGCAAAAGCAGCTGGATATACTATAACTGTAGGAAAATATATTAGTGGCTCAACCGATACATCTGGAACTTATGGAACAGATTGGTTTTGGTTTAGCGCAGATACAAACGCAACAAGTGTTGCAACAGGAGGAGGGTTTCCGTTGTCCGTTGGACCGGTAACTTTAAGCGCATAATGGCAGGATATACACTTTCAGCATTAGAAGCTGACATTAGAAGTTACACTGAAGTAGATAGTACTGTTTTTAGTGGTGCTACTCTAGGTAGATTTATAGAAAATGCAGAATATAGAATTAATCTTGATCTTCCTATGGATTCAGCTCGTGAAGAGTATCAAGGAACTTTAGCTGCTGATGTTAATACAGTTAGAGTACCGGCAGGATATATGTTTGTAAGAGGTGTTGAAGTTTTTAATTCTACTTCTTCTAGAACAGGCCCAGCTACTTGGCTTCAAAAAAGAGATAGAACTTTTATAAACGAGTATGTAGGACAATTAACTGGTCCCGAAGGTGGATCTACAGGCCAAGATACTACAGGATTACCTAAATATTATGCGATGTTTGGAGGAGCGACAGGATTAACAGATACTACTTCTGGTAATATTATAATGGCTCCTACACCCGATGCTAATTATTTGATAAATATTCATGGAAATGCAATGCCAACAGGATTAGGGACTAATACTTCTGGGACTTATGTAAGTAGGTATTTTCCTCAAGGCTTATTATATGCTACTTTAGTGGAAGCTTATGGATATTTAAAAGGCCCAGCAGACATGTTGACATTATATGAACAAAAGTATAAACAAGAACTACAAAAGTTTGCAAGTTTGCAAATTGGAAGAAGAAGACGAGACGATTACACGGATGGTACAATAAGAATACCGATCGAGTCACCGCCTCAATAATTAGGAGATAAATATGGCAATAACATCAGCAATTTGTAATAGCTTCAAAACAGAAATTTTAACCGCTGTTCATGACTTTACTGCATCGACAGGAAATACTTTTAATCTAGCTTTATATACGAGTTCAGCAACTATCAATAAATCAACCACTGCGTATAGTGCCACTAACGAAATTTCTAATACATCTGGAAGTGCTTATTCAGCAAAAGGAAATGCTTTAACGAGTGTAACTCCAGTTTTAGATTCAGATACTGCAGTTTGTGATTTTTCAAACACGAGCTGGACTAGTGCTTCATTTACAGCTAATGGATGTATGATTTTCAATGATTCAGCATCAGGTGATCCTTCCGTTTGTACAATCGCATTCGGTGGAGATAAAACAGTTACTAGTGGAACTTTCACAATTGAATTTCCAGCAGCAGCTGCGGCAACAGCTATTATACAGCTAGCATAAGGAGTTCTTCCTTATGGCTAACACTTGGAATAAAGCCGGAACAACCTGGGGTTATAACTCTTGGGAATCTGATACTGTTACAGTTTCTTTAACCGGAGTTTCTTCAACATCCTCATTAGGTACTTTAGCTTACGCTGGCAATGTTGCCGGTTGGGGTAGAGATGCATGGGGAGATAATGATTGGGGAGAAAATACAAGCACTATAAGTTTAACAGGGCTTTCTTTAACTACATCCTTAGGAGATATTCTCGCTTATCCTGAATTAGGATGGGGTAGAGATACATGGGGTTTTGAAAACTGGGGTGAAAATGCTACCACTATTTTTCCAACAGGTTTGGGATTAACAACCACCTTAGGTGATTTAACTTATGCACAAGCAACTGATGGTTGGGGCCGTGATGCGTGGGGCGATAATGACTGGGGCGAAAACGCAATCAATGTTTCTTTAACCGGAGTTTCCGCAACTACTGCTATTGGTAATCAAGCCTGGGGTCTAGGATCGTGGGGCAATAGTGGATGGGGAGATTATGTATTAGAAGTAGCTGATGTAATGGGATTAACTGGGGTTTCTGCAGCAGGAACCGTAGGATCTCCAGTCGCTAGATCAGACTATACCGCATCATTAACGGGGTTAGAATTAGAAACTGATGTGGGTTCAATTATTGTTGGAGTAGGAGTTCCTTTAACGGGACTTTCAGCAACAGCAGCTGTAGGTACTCCAGTTGCTAGAGGAGATTATACAGAATCATTAAGTGGGCTGGAATTAGAAATTGATGTAGGTGCTCCAAACATTACATCTAATCCAACAGTTCAACCAACTGGACTTTCAGCAACTTCTGCTGTCGGAGCAATTACTCCTGCAGATGTAATGGGGTTAACAGGAATTTCCGCTACTTTTTCAGTTGGATCTATAACACCAGTAGATCAAGTAATGGGATTAACTGGTCAAGAAGCAACAACCAGTTTAGGACAAATAGGAGGCCCAATAGCCTGGGGAAAAGTAGAGCCTAGTCAAAGTGGAAGTTGGAGTAAAAGAACTCCTGCACAGGGTGGAAGTTGGACTAAACGAACAGCTTAATAGTTGACAATATGAATAAAACAAAATATAAAAACCACACAGGAATTAATTAGGAGAACAAAATCATGGCATCAACTTATACGGGTTTAGGGGTTCAATTAATGGCGACTGGCGAAAAAGCCGGTACATGGGGAACTCTAACTAATACTAACTGGAATATCATTGAACAGATTTCGGGGGGTTATGTAGAACAAGCTATAACATCAACTCCTACTACATTAGCTGTTTCTGATGGATCAACAGGAGCAACTCTTGCACACAGAGTTATAAAATTCACAGGATCAATTGGTGAAAATACTGTAGTAACAATTCCTTTAGATGTTCAAACTTTTTATATCATAACAAACGGCTCATCAGGTGGTTACACTGTTCAATTTAAATATGTTTCAGGTTCTGGTTCTAGTGTTACATGGGGAACTACTGATAAAGGAACCAAAATTATTTATGCAGCTGGGGATGATGCAACGAATCCAAATATTGTTGACGTTGGAATGGGTACTGTAACTCTTACAGGAACAGAGACTTTAACAAACAAAACTTTAACAAGTCCTAAAATTGGTACTTCTATCTTAGATACTAATGGAAATGAATTAGCTCTTTTAACAGCTACAGGTTCTGCAGTTAACGAATTTACAATCGCAAACGCTGCAACAGGTAATGGACCAACTCTTTCATCAACAGGTGAAACTAATGTTGATATAAATTTAAATCCCAAAGGATCTGGTGTTCTTAAATCAGGAACAGCTGCAGTTAAAGTTGCAGGAACAGAAACGATTTGGGTTCCAGCACAAGCAATGTTTGGAACAACAACAAATGGAGCGGACGCACAAGCAGTTGAAACTACAGCAACTAGACCTGAATTAAAAGTTCTAGATTTTGATGCGAGTACAGCTGAATATGCACAGTTTTCTATTGCAATGCCTAAATCATGGAATTTAGGTACAGTAACATATCAAGTTTTTTGGAGTCCAGGTAATACGGATACAGGAAACTGTATTTTTGGGCTTGAAGGTGTAGCTACTACTGAAGGTGAGACAGCCGATGTAGTTTTTGGAACAGCTCAAGAAGTCACAGATGCTGGAATTGGAACTGTAGAAGATGTGCAAATGACTTCAGTGAGTTCTGCAATGACAATCGCAGGATCTCCCGCTGACGATGACTATACATTTTTTCAATTATATAGAGATGCAGCTGACGGTAGTGACACCTTTACTGGTGATGCACGAGTATTGGGTATTAAATTATTTTATACTACTGACGCTGCTAACGACGCATAGGGACAATAGAATATGGCTTTTGGATATCAAGTTTTAGGATTTGGAGGCGGTGAAATTATTCGAGATCCTTATAGTGCTTATTATTTAGTAGTTGCCGGTGGTGGTGCTGGTAGCAATAATTATTTTCATGGAGGTGGTGGTGGTGCTGGAGGTTATCGAACAAATTTTGGCGGCTCAGCTTACACTTTTACTCCCGGAGTAGTTTATACTTGTACTGTTGGTACAGGTGGAACGATTACTAGTCCAGGCACGTCTGGTACAAATACAAATGGAGTAGATAGCTCTTTAACTGGTTCAGATATTACTGATATTACATCAACAGCTGGTGGTAGAGGTGCAAATAATTATGATGCGACTGGTAGTCGCATCAATGGTGGAGATGGAGGTTCTGGTGGTGGCGGTGCAGCTTATGGTGGTACTGGAGGTG